CGCGACCGCGGTCTGGTAGCCCCAGACCAGCGATCCCGCCTGCCCGCGGATCGCGAGCTCGCGGAAGAGCGCCACGGGCCGCTCGCGTTATGCGGCCCGGCCGCGATCGCGTGTCGCCAGGAGCGTGCCCGGGGCCATCGTCCACGGTCCGGCGGCCATGAACTCGGCCGCCACGGCGGGCGCCCCGTCGACGGCGGTGTCGATCTCCGCATCGAGGTAGGCGAGGCCCGACCAGAAGAAGGTCCCCTCCGTGCTGTTGGGCACGAGCTTGAGCATCCCGGGCGTCTCGGCGTCGGCGCCGTCGAAGATCACGTCGCTGCCGATCGAATTCCAGAACCCGGAGAGGGTGCCGGAGACGTCCTTCATGCCGGGGACGTAGACCTTGTTCGTGTCGCCGAAGCAGGTGACGTCGATCTTCCCGGTCTTGAAACTGGCCTTCCATTTGTTGAGCGAGATGACCTCGATCGGGGTGACGCCGAGCGGGTCGTACATCACCTGACCGTAGCGCCCTGATTTGATCGCCATTGTTCTTACCCTCTCTGTGTGTCCGTCGTTGCCTGGGGTTCGTCTCCGTGGTCACGCTCGAGCGGCACCGGATCGGCGGCCGAGAATTGGCCGTGATAGATCCCGCCGCGATGGTGCCAGAGGATCGACGGGGTGGATTCGTCCGGTTCGTTGTGGTCGATGCGCTCCTCGCGGGCGAACTCCATCCATTCGTAGCCCGCGACGAGGAAGGGCACGTCGTCGAGCAGCGCGTCGATGCGGGCGGCCGCGGCCCGCATGTCGGGGTGGTCCGTCGAGCGGCCGACCGCCTTGACCTGGTAGTGCACGTCCTCGATGGCGCGCCCGCCGAAGACCGGAATGTCGAGCGAGGCGATCAGCGAGAGGAGCACGTAGCGCGTCGCGTTCTGCGCGGCGACGTCGATGTAGACGCCGTTGGGCATGAGCGCGAGCAGCTCGGGGTCACTCGCCAGGCGCACGACCAGCGCGGCGTCGATGGCGGCGGAGTCGAGCGTGCTCATCGGCCCACCACCGTGAGGCCGTGCCGGGCGAGCAGGGCCGCCAGGTCGGTGTACATGCCGTAGCGTTGGCGGATCATCTCGGGCACGAAGACGCGCCCGGGCGGCATCACGCCGCGGTTCCAGCCCTTGCGCGTGTGCCGCGTGGCGGTGCCGAGCTCGAAGATCGTGGCGTGCTTCGCCGTGTTCTTCACCGCGATCGAGACGTGGAAGCGGTCGACCTGGCTGATGACTTTCACGCCCCGACGGAGGTTGCCGGTCTTCGTGGGATAGCGGGCCCGGATGTTGGCGGCGCCGCGTTCGGCCCGACCCGTAATGATGCTGGTCGCCTCTTCGGTGAGTTGCTGCGGCAGCGCGAGCAGCGCGGCGCGGAGCTCGGGGAGGCCGGTGAATTCCATGTGCACGGCGCTCACGTCACGACCTCGTGGCAGAGCGCCACCGTCTCGACGCCGCGCTCCTCGGGACTCGCGACGCCGAGGACGTGGAACGTGCGTCCGTTGTGCACGATGCGATCGAGCGTCGTCAGCTGCGGGTGGTACGGCAGCGTGATGGTGTGCGTCGCGTGCGCGGTGACGACGCCGTGCGCGAAGCGTTCGAGGTCGGCGGCCACCGTCGGCGCGATGTGGGCGAAGAGGCGCGGCGGGCTCAAGTCGGTCCACGGCTCGACGCTGTAGCCGCCTTCGCCGTCGGACACCGGGTCCGAGGGCCGCTGCAGCTGCACGTAGTGCGGCCGGGCGCTGATCGCCGTGGTCGGGCCGATGAGACTCATCACGGCACCCACATCAGGCGATGCGCGTCGACCGCCTCAGCGTAGCCTTGCGGCACGAGCGCCACCGACGTCGAGACCGCGAGGTCGCGCCCAAGCGTCGACCAGTGCGCGACGAGCAGCCCGACCGCTTGCACCAACAGGGGCGCTTGGGCGCGGAGCAGCGCCGCGGACGGCCAGCCGGCGACGACGCGATAGCCGCCGTCGAACGGCGTGAGTGACTGCGCGGGCGTGCATTGCGCAGGGATCGGGAACGGCCCGACGTAGTCCACGGGCAGCGACACGAAGACGTCGCGAGTTTGCGTCAGCAGCGCCAGCTCGGTGTCGAGTTCCACCTTCGCCCGCGCCGCGGCGAGGACGTCGCGCATGAGCGCATCGCGGGGATCGCCATCCGGCCAGTCGAGCGCCGCCCGCAACTTCGCCTCCGGTAGCGTGAGCGGTTCCTCGCTCGGCGGGACCACGAGGACCGAATAGACCGCGGTCGGCTGGCTCCAGGGCGTGCGGACGAAGCCGCCGGGCGGGGGCACGGCGGTGCCGCCGTAGTCCGCGAGTTCGGTGGGCGTCGCCCACTGCGCCAGGACGCCGGGCGTGCCGCTGCCGGTCACGGGCGTCGCCGCCGGCGTGCCGAGGTTGACGGTGCCGTAGAGATCGATCGCCGTGACGATGGCCCCGCCGCCGTCCACGTACGTGACCGGCAATTCGACGTAGGTCGTCAGGTCGAGCGGCGGCCCGGTCATCCGATAGACGACCCAGTTCGCGGAATTCCCTTGATCCTGCAGGTAGATTGCCGCGCCCGCCTGAAAACTCAGGAGCAGCGTGCGGACGTCGCGGCCGTCCTTTGTGCTGATGTGGACCCACACCTTCGTCGCGAGCGCCTGCGCCGCGTTGAACCGGACCTGGCTGTTCGCCGGCGGCGCGGCCGCAGTGTTGTTGAACGTGTAGTTCCAGTTCTCGACGAAGCTCGCCACTCAGGGTCTCCGCTTCTTCCGGTAGGTGCCGCTCGTGAACTGCCCCGGGGGCAACGTCTGCTGGACCTGCTCGGCGAGCAGCTGCGGCACAACGAGCGGCAGCGCGCCGACGAGGGGCGGGTTGGCGACGCCGTCCCGCGCCGGCAGCTGCACGATCGTGATCGCGTAGTCCGGGGACGTGCAGGTGGTGTGTGGCATGTCATCCACCGGACACGGCCCCGGGTCGCGGCGAATCCGCATCACCGGGGTTCAGGGCGCGCCGGCGGGTCCGGCTCGGTGATCGGATGCGTCGGGCGGTCGGGCTCGCCGGGGCGTCCCGGTCGGCCAGGGTGCGGCCGCCGGTCGTCCGGCGTCTCCTTCGTGTCGGGCGCGTCGGGCGCTGGCACCGCCTGGTCGTTCGACCATCCGGGGGTCTCGGGTCCGGGCGGATAGCTCGGAGCGCCCGTCGGGACGTCCTTCGCGTCGTGTTTGCCTGTCATGTGCCTCTCCTTATGGCGCCGGGTCGGCCGGCGGCGGTTTGCACTGGTTGTTCGACCAGCCCGGCGGCGGGTCGGGGGGATAGGTCGGCGGGAGCGGCGGCCACGGCACGGTGCGTGGCGTCCGCTCCCCGTCGCGATCGTCCTTGCGGGTGTCGGTCATGGTGGCCTCGCGCTAGTTGAGGCCGGTGACCGTGCCGAACGCGCCCGGGCGGTAGACGCAGAGCGCGAGGCGTTCCTCGGCGCGGATCGCCACGAGGTTCTTGATGAAGAAATCCTGGTGGCTGTTGCTGGCCTCGACGCGGATGCCGCCGTGCGAGAACACCTGCGCCTGCGAGCGGAACGCGCCCGTCAGCCCGGTGCCCGCCACGATGGACGGCGTCACGTCGACGGGCAGACCCCAGAGCGTCGGCACGGGGGCCGCGGCGAACGGTCCGCCGGCGATGTAGCGGCCGGTCGTGTCCTTGCTGAGGGCGATGGTCTGCCAGTTGGTCGGGTTGATGACGTGGCCCTCGGGCATGACGAAGGAGGCGTTGAACACCTTCATCATTTCGATGTAGATGACCTCGACGTTCGTGGCGGGATCGACGCGAGCCGTCGCCGCGGTGAGCCCGGGGCGCGCCAGGATGCCGAGCAGGTTGGGCGCGACGCCGTTGCCGTTGAGCAGCTGGTCTTCCTCGGTCAGCTCGACGCCGAGCCGCAGTCGCGCATCGATGTAGCTGCGGATCTGCGAGACGTCTTCCAGCATCTCTTCGGTGACCGGCAGCCAGTGCGCGATCTTCTGCACGAGGTCGGTCTTCTGCTCGAAGACGAGCGCCGACTCCGGCTTCGCCGCGCCCTCGGCGACCGTCGCCGCGGCGTTGGTGAACGTCTTCTCGCACATATAGATGATCGCGTTCGACGAGGTCGTGCCGGGCGCGAACAGATCGCGGATCGAGAGCTTCTTGAAGAGCAGCGGCTGAATGCCGGGCAGGTACTGCGGCACGATGAG